GTCATTCTGCCATCCTCCCTCTCGGTGTGCCGTCCAGTGCCGTCTGGGCATTCCTTATGCCCATCCGGCTTGCAGGGCCGCGCCAAGACGAGGCCTAGCAGAGCTAGGCCGCTTGTCTTGTATGGCGCTGCAACCCGCTGCCCGCTCCACTCCGTGTTGCGGGTTGCTCCCTGCAATCCTGATGTGCATTCCCTGCCCCTATCGACGGCACAGTCCGTCCCACATCGAGAGAGAGGACTCTATCATGAGCAACGCAACACAGCACTTCACCGACGGCTACGCAGCCAGCTTCCCTTCCAAGGACGGCAATAATTCATACTCGTCCACAGCACTCACCAAGAACCTCATCAGAAAGAGCGTGGAACACGCGGGGTGGCTCATCGACATGAAGAAGAAGGACATTCTTCAACTGATCGACGATAAGATTCAGCTTGAAGGCGCTGACCAGATCAGCGACGACAAGCTCGTCATTATCGTCGCAAAGTATGGTGCAGCCCGAGGCGGGGTGCATAACACCGATCTGGCTGGCGAGCGGATCGACCAACGGATCGAGTCGATCGACAGCGAGATCGACCTGCTTGAGGACTACATCACCGCACAGAAAGCAGCATTCAAGGAATGCACAGGTGATGAGTTCACAGCCTCGAACAAGAAGCCCACTACGGTCAAGCGGCCAACCAAGGCAAAGCTGCAGGGCATCATGGAGAAGTACTCGGCCCAAGCTGCCGAGTAACACGCACAGCCCCACCGGCTCACGTCGGTGGGGTTTTTTTGTGCTTCAAGATCGCCATGCCTTTGGCTGGGCGCGGCTTGCTTGCTCACGGAGCCGCCGCGTCCAGCCAAGATCACGGCAGCTTAAGAATTTCTTACGGTGTAGATGTTTGATGAAATCAAACGACTGCATCAATGCATTTTGTGTATTGTGATCACTGCACATCTGCAGTACAATCAATGCATCAACAGAGAGGAGAAAGTCTGATGAATGCAACCGATCCTATCATGGAGCTACTGGTCGACATCGCAGTGCCGACCGCATCCCATCCCAGCGAGATCGTGCATATCGCACAGCTTGTCAAAGCCAAGTCGCCCGAGTTCGATGACACGAAATTCATCGAGCGTGCGACAGCACAATGGGAAGACGAGCATGCCGACGAGCTTGCTGCACAACAGGCTGATTACTTTGCAATGGTGAATGGAAAGGAAGGCGCAGATGTATGAGACAGAGTGGAAGATCAACGTAGAAGTCACAGTGTTTACCACTGTGCGTGCAGCAACTAAACACGATGCATACGAAGCAGCATCTGATGAGATCAAACAGTTCCTGCCAGATGGTCTTTTTCAGGTGAATGATTTCGATATCTATGACAGCAGAGAAGTGGAGATTGACTGATGAGCAAGTTCGATGACGTTACCCGCCAGATCAAAGCACAGCTTGAAGCTGGCACTCGACCATGGATCAAGCCTTGGAATGGTGGCGGCAGCCCTATGCCAAAGCGTGCCACAGGTGAATTCTATCAAGGCATCAACGTGATTTTGTTATGGCTACGCGGTCGCACATCACCAACATGGATGACCTACCGACAAGCAGCACAGCTTGGCGGTCAGGTCAGGCGTGGCGAGAAAGGCACAGGCGTCTGCTACTCAGCACCAGTTACGACCAAAGAGGAGGAAACCTATCACGTTTACAAATGGTACACGGTCTTCAACGTCGATCAGATCGACGGCTTGCCGGAGCAATACTATCCGCAGCCAGTGCAAGAGTTCGTCAACACAGACAAACTGATCATGCCAGCAGAAAAAGTAATATCTGCCACAGGCGCAGACATCAAACATGGTGAGCCTCGCGCATACTATGTGCCTTCGTCTGACTACATCAACATGCCAGAGTTCAACGAGTTCCGCTCGGCGCTCGACTACTACAGCACCATGTTCCATGAGCTTGTGCATTGGACCGGACACAAGTCCCGCCTCGACCGCAAGTTCTCACGCAACAAAACAGACTACGCCATCGAAGAGCTTGTCGCAGAGATTGGCTCGGCTTTCATGATGGCGCATCTAGGACTTGAAGCAACGGTGCGGGAAGATCACGCATCATATCTTTCACACTGGCTGCAAGCACTCGACAACGACAGCAAGTTCATCTTCTCTGCTGCCGCTGCCGCGTCGCGCGCGGTCACACATATAACCGCGAAGCAAGCGGTAGCGGAGGCAGCATGACAACGCAAGTCATCAACAACACATTCAACAGAGTGACTATGGAGGCATATGAAACATGCCGTTCCATGAGCAGCGTTGATCAACATATTCGGGAAGCCATGTACGATGAGGGGTTCGAGCTTATCGACCCCGATGGCCCGAATGTTCCCAGCAACTATGAGCCAATAGAGGTAGAAAGAGACGGCCAACCAGACGCCATGCAAGAATGGCATGATTTTGACCCAGACTGCTGAGAGGAGATACCTATGGCAGAGAACAAGCGTGGCCGAGGTCGGCCCAAAAAGACCACTCCAGTGATGATGATCAATGTATCTTTGACTAAAGATGAAGCACTCGCTGTGATGAATGCGATCAATAGATGCAGCTATCTTGAGAAAGATGCTGGCATCGAGCAAGAAGACCAGCAGCAGCGGTCTTGGGTGCATGATCGTATATTCCGTAAGTGGGTGTATGCTAATGACCCTGATCGCTGGTCTGATCTAACTGAAGATCAACTGAAGAATATGGGGTTGATATGATCAAGGTAATCGAGCGAAAGCATAGTATCCAAGTGGTTGGCTCACGCGCTGATTGGCCCTTCATCAAATGGTGTCTTGAAGAAGGCATGATGTGTTACATGGAGACCGATCCAAAGGACGCAACAACATCACCCGATGGTGGCGGTGACTCGTTCCGCGCATGGAAGCGTAACGGCATGCCCTGCACTGTTGCACAACTCCCGCAAGAAGACAAAAGCTAGGAGAAAACAATGCCTTATGCCCAATATGTTAATCGTCATCTAACAGGTGGCGCTATCGAAGGCACAAATCATGGTGTCAATCATCGCGTCATCGAGAAACGAAACAAAGAGGCATGGGCAAAAGTGTCCGAGACATTGCCAGATGATGCATTTGCTGATGATGTCGATGACTCGGACACAGTTCCATATCGCAGAGGATTTAGTTCCAGATGAAAACTAAAAAGAAAGCGGCCGTCTATCGTGAAGGCCAACTTGCTATCAATGCAGCCTTGAAAGCCATCGAAGACATATACATCGAGCCAACAGGTGCGTCTGAAGAAAAAGAGCTAATCGGCAGAGTAATATCTGATCTGCAATCAGCACAATCGAACAGCATCAAAGCTCGTTTGAGATGGACAAGCCAGCTTGACAGGTGATGCACCTATGCATCATAACTATGGAATGATTAGTTATCTCAAACAGCTAGAAGCTGCAGCCGCAAAAGCCGAGGTGTCCTTGATCGAGGCTTTCAAAAAATCTGGCACGCCTACAAGCACGTTCTATCGTGCAAGATACGGCACTGATCTGCAGTTGAAGACAGCACAAAAAGTTGAAGATGCCATCAAGCACTGCACAAAGAAGTCCGTCTGAACATTGGGAAAGTGTAGTTGGGTCACTTGTCGTGATCCGCAAAGAACAAGGCATCACACAAGAGGTACTGGCTGACAAGATTGGCTGTGCTTCATCTCTTGTACACAAATGGGAATCGTACAAACGATTCCCATCTGGGTTTCTATTGATCTGTTGGGCAGAGGCACTTGGCGCGCAAATCCAGATACGACAAGATCG